AATGGTTATACAAGTGAAACTACAGATACAATTAAGAAAGGTTTGCAGAACTATTTAAATGCATTAGAAATTGGCTGCAATTTGCCAGTATCTTCTCTTTGGGGCATAGCTTTACAATCTATGCCCAATTTAATGGATCCAATGTTTTCAATTACATCAATTACAGCCGGAAAACTTGGTGATACACAAGGGGTACAAGATATAAATCTAAGATGTAATGAGGTTTGCAGAGGAAATATAAATAATATAACTGCAAATATAATATAGGAGTGGTGTTATGGCTATAAATAAATATTTAGACAGTATAACATCTCAGCATAGAGATAAACCTAGGTTTATCGGATGGCTAAGTGCTAATTTAACTATTATTGACAATGCATATACTGCTTTAAAATCTATGGATGATAATTTCGACTTAGATAACGCTATAGGAACGCAATTAGATATGTTAGGAATTATTATTGGAAGACAAAGAACACTTACGTTTCAACCCCTTAATGGATTTAGTCCAATTATGGATGATGAAACTTACAGATTAGCTTTAAAAGCAAAAATAGCAATGAATAATTGGGATGGAACAATACCTCAAATGTATGAAATTTGGAATGATATCTTTGGTGCTGATAATGATTTAGATTTACAGATTCAAGATAATCAAGATATGAGTTTTAATGCTTATATAACAGGTTATGTAGACCCATTACAACAAGATTTAATTCAACATGGTTATGTAGTTCCAAAACCCCAAGGCGTAAAAGTTAACTATATAGGTAAATCAGAAATAGATTTCACTCCGTATTTAGGAATGATAGTATCTATTTCTAAATCTGAGACAATTACTATGACTTATAATCCGAAAGAAATTATAAACTTTAAAGAATATCCAACATTAATAATTCAAGGCTTAAATAAAACTAGCATTAAATTAGAAGGAAAGAAGGGGATATAGATGGCATACTTCAAAAATATGTATATAACTAATGCTGGTATAACGTTATATGCAAAAGCTCAAACGGGGAAAGAAATTCATTTTACAAAAATGCAAGTAGGCTCTGGTCAAATAGGTACACAAAACCCAGCAACTTTAGTTACATTAATAGATCCAAAACTAGATATGCCTATAATATCCATTACAGCGAATACAGAATTAAAAAATGCATCAATAATAGGTACAGTTAATAACAAAGGACTTACGGAATCAATATATATATGCGAAATAGGATTATGGGCAACCGACCCAGACGATGGAGAAATATTATATGGTTATGTAAGTGCTGGAACTTTTGGTGATTATGTTGCCCCGGAAGCCCAAGGTCCTTACTCTTGGCAATATGAGATTCTAGCTTCAGTAGGAAATGCTGCTAATGTAACTGCAGAACTTAGTCAACTTCAATGGGATTATGGAGTAAGGAATTCTAATCAATCTTTTTTCGTTATTTCAGGAGGAAACCAAAAAGAAATTAATAAGAGCATTGATGCGCAATTGTCAGATTTGGTGTACCAAACTGCAGGTGGAACAGCAACTGCAATAACTTTAACTATTAAAGGAAAATTAGTAGATGGATATCCAATAACATTTATAGCAAGTGCTAGTAATAGTGGAAATGCTAAAACTATCAATGGAAAGAAATTATATAGACCCGGTTCAAAAATATCACCTTATTTAATAGCTGGGAAGGCTTATACAGTTTGGTATAACTTAAGTGGTGATTGTTTTTTTATCAAAGCTAGTGCAGAAGGTACCGCACTAGCATCACAAGTATTAAAGGATGTAACATTTAGCAACGATATTGAGACAAACATTCCCGGAACTCTAGATCTAAGCAATTTAGTTTCTGGAAATATAAAAAGCGGAGTAACCATTAATGGAGTAAGTGGAAGTAGTACAGTAGTAGATACAGCAGATGCAGTCTTAGATCCTAATTATGTAGTAACTGGTTATAGTGGATATGATGATGGGATTAAGAAAAATGGTCAATTAGCTAATTTAGGGAGTAGTCAACAAGCAGTAGACACTTGGACAGATGGAAATGGAACTTTAGTTTATAGACTTCCGAGTACTGGTGCTTTTACAGGAACAGTTAATGGCTATAAACCAGAATTGTCTAAATATGATGCAAACTTTATAGCATCAAATATTGCAAGTGGCAAAAGTATATTTGGATTAACAGGAAATTTTGACCCATTAAGACTTGTTGCTGGCAGTAGCTTTATTTTAGCAAGTGGAACTGGTGAAACTAATTATCAAACTACTTATTTTAGTGTGTTCAGTAAGACAATTAAAGGTCAGAGCGGAACAGTACGTGTATCATATAGCTTAAGAGGATATGCTAGCAATTCTGCGGGTTACGGCATGATTCGTATAAATGGAATTGATAGGGGAACAGAACGTGTAGTTTCATCAACAACAGCTGTTACATTCACTGAAGATTTTACAATAAATAGTGGAGATACTATTTCTATTTTAGGACGTTCACAATATAGTGGTAATACAATGGTTATTAATAATTGTGTTATATCGTGTTCAAATAATTATGCTTATACTTCGTAGGAAAGGGGGCATTAGTTAATGGAATATAAACATCAATACAAAAATAAAGAAGAAAGAGATTCAATTTTAATAGCACATAGTAACTTAATTTTAATAGAAGAACAAAATATCACAGAAGGAAACTTTTTAATATTTACAGACACGCCACCGGAACAAAGCGAAGAAATTGAAGATATAAATTCTAGAGTTTCAGATATATCAACATATTTAAATAATGCAGATGAAACAACTATTGCAGATATAGAAAATTCTATATTACAAAAAGAATTAAATAATTTAAATGGAGGAATGTAAAATGACAAAAATTCAAGAATCATTAGTAAAAATCTTAAGAAACAGGATTAACGCAGATATAAAAGAGGGGAGATTAGAAACAGATAGAGAAAATTTACAAGAAATATTAGATATGTTTGTAGCTGGAGATAAAATTACAGCAGAGCAGTATGCAGAATTTACAGAATTAATTGCTCCAACAGTAATAGATAATAGTACTGAGGCAAAAATAGTAGAACCTACTTCAGAAACTACTGCATCATAATAGGAAAATTAAATAATTAAAAATTGTAAGCAATATATCAGCGCCAGGAAGGTGTTTTTTATTGTCCAAAATTCCAAGCGATTGGATATTTTGAGATATAGGACTAGAAATTAAATAAAAAATATAAGTATAATTTAGGACTTTTAGGAAGTCTTTTTTATGCTTATTTTTATAAAATTTGAAACAAGGAAGGTGACTCATGGATGGAGCAAACATAATAATTGGAATGGTATCAGCTTTAATTGGAATTATAATTGGAGCTATTGGACTTAAAAGAACATTTAAAAATGATATCAAAGAAGAAAGTAATGCTCAAACAAAATTTGAAATGCAACTTAATTATATATCAAGAGGTGTTGATGATATTAAATTGGATATGAAAATGCAAGACAATAAAATTAATGGAGTTATAGAAAGAGTTGCGAAAGTTGAGGAATCAGCAAAGTCAGCACATAAAAGATTAGATGATATAGAAGGAGATAGATAATATGAAAGAAGTATTAATTAGTCAAATTGCCCCAATAGTAGCTACTGCAATAGTAGCAATCTTAGTAGCAACAATTAAAACAGTTGGAAGTGCAGCAGTCGAATTATTTGTGACAAAGAAAAAAGAAGTAGAGTTAAAAATAAAAGCTTCAGGTCATGAATCAGATATTCAAAATGCTAAAGAAGTGTGGAACATTATAGAAGAGAAGTTTAGGATCACAGAGAATGCAACACAAATTTTAGGTTCAAAAGCAGATATGTTTGATAAATTATTACTCAATAAAATACCAGGATTAACTCAATCTAATTTAGATGATTTAAGACAAGCCATAGCTGGGGAAATAAACAAGGGTAAAGCAGCATTAGTTGCAGATGATGCAAGCCTACAAATTAAATCATTGAAAGAAACTAATGACAAATTAAAAGTTGATAATGCAAATTTACAAGCAACGATAGACCAAATAAACAGTACATTAAATCCATCAGTAGCTTCTAAAGACGTGCAACAAGCAACTGTATAAGATTAATTTCTAGAGTAGCCTTTATGGTTACTCTTATTATATTTTGAAAGGAAATGATATTATGAAAATTGGACTAAGAGCAGGCCATTCAGATAATTGCACAGGAGCTATTGGGATTGTAGATGAACATGAACAAATGAAAAAATATTATACAGCAGTTAAAGCGGTATTTGAAACATATGGACATGCCGTAATAGATTGTAATAGTAATGGAAGTAATGCAAATGCAGAATTAAGTGAAGGTGCCAACATAGCTAATAGTAATAATGTAGATTTATTTGTATCTTTGCATATGAATGCTAGTGATGGGCAAGGCCATGGGGTAGAAGCTTGGGTTAGTAGTACAAGTAGCAAAGCATATAATTATGCAGATAATTTATGCACTAATTTTAGTGTTTTAGGTTTTACCAATAGAGGTGTAAAAACATCAACAGGCTTATATGAAATGAATCATGTAGCAGCACCTAATATTATATTTGAAATATGTTTTT